ACCCTAACTTCGATGACGATGTCGGGCAGTCGCTCTATAAGCCACAACCGTTCCACCGCATGATTGGCCGCTCGCTGGAAGAGGTCGAGCGCGGCGATTACCGGAGGTTGATGATTAATGTTGGACCCCGCTTTGGTAAAACTACGCTTGCTTCAGCCATGTTTCCTGCATGGTATGTCGGCCGACATCCTGATCGAAGTATCATCGTTGCCACCTACAACGAGCACTACTCATGGGATCTGGGACGGCGAGTTCGAGATATCATGGAGACACCTGAATACAAGCAGGTCTTCCCAGAAGTAGAGATCAAGGTCGGCGCCAATGCTGTCAACAGAGTCCAAACCACTAGAGATGGAGTGGTCTTCTCTGTGGGACGCGGCTCCAGCATCACCGGCCGTGGTGGCCATTGCATCCTCCTCGATGACCCTATTAAGGACCGAACTGAAGCGGACTCAGTCATCGTTAGAGAGAAGCTTTGGCAATGGTACAATCAAGTCCTGCGAACTCGCCTCATGGATTCGACAGGTACTATCGTCATCGTCCAGACCAGGTGGACCGAGGACGACCTCGTTGGTCGGCTTATCGACCCGCTTAATCCCTACTACAACGTCGAAGAAGCCAAGTCCTGGCGCAAGATCGACCTGCCGGCGCTAGCCGAAGACGACGACGTGCTCGGCCGCAAGCCCGGCGAGGCGCTGTGGCCGGAGCGGTTCACCAAGCAGTACTTGGAGGAGATCCGTGCCACCGATCCGCGTGGATTTGCTGCGCTGTATCAAGGCCGTCCAGGGCCTAAAGATGGGGCCTTCTTCCGGTCAGACGACCTGGTCACTTACAATAAAATGGATGACGTGCCGGCGTTTCATACCCTTAGATTCTACGGTGCATCGGACCACGCTGTCTCGGTGGCCAAATCCGCCGACAAGACCTGCCTGATGATCGTCGGCGTCGACGAGAAGGACAACATCTGGATCATGCCGGACATGGTCTGGGACCGGCTGGATTCGCACCAGGCGGTCGAGAGTATGATCGTGCTGATGAAGAAATATAAGCCGATGTTCTGGTGGGCCGAGGGCGGCGCCATCACCAAGAGCCTCGGACCGTTCCTGCGCCGGCGCATGGCCGAGAAGCAGGCGTTCTGCGCGATCGACCCGATCAATCCTGCCGCCGACAAGCAGCAGCGATCGCAGGCGATCCAGGCTAGAACCTCGATGAAGATGGTGCGCTTCCCTGGTTTCATCCGCAAATGGTCGGAGATGCAGGACCAGATCCTGAAGTTTCCGCACGGCTCAAACGACGACGTGGTCGACACTTTGAGCCTGATTGGGCTAGGACTGTCGAAGATGCACGGGCGAACCCGCGGTCGGAAGATCGAGCCAGAGACCAAGGCCGGCACCTTCCGCGAGATGTTCGTAAACACGCGCCGGCGTGAGGGTCGCGATCTTCGGGCGAGGAGCCTGCAAGGATGGTAGACGCCTTTCAAGACGACATGATGCGAGTGTTTGCCGGGATCGACGAGCAGTCCAGCGAGCCGGACATCAACCCGACCACCGGCCAGCCCAACAAGATGCCGCGCGCCAACCCGGATCCGCCGGACCGCCGCCGCAAGCTGGTGGCTGATTGGACCAGCAAGGTGAAGAAGGCCAAGCGGTACTGGAAGCCCAGCTTCGACCGGATGCGCGAGGATCAAGAGTTCTGCTTCGGCAAGCAGTGGTCCAAGGACGCCAAAGACAAGCGTTACGTCGCCAACCTGACCCTCAGATTGGTGGCGCAAAAGACAGCGTTTCTCTACGCCAAAAACCCGAAGGCGGTGGCCAAGAAACGCCCGCGGCTCAATGCCACCAGCTGGGATGAGAGCCAGACCACCTTGAACCAGTTGATGCAGTCCGCTGCCATGATGATGCAGCAGGCCCAGGCCGCTGGCGCCATGGGCCAGGGGCCGATGGCGCCAGGTGGCATGCCTGGCATGCCGCCCGGCATGATGGGGCAGATGGCCGGCGCCGCCGGTAGCACCATCCAGGGCATGATGCCGATGGCGACCGGCCAGCCACCGGACATCGGCATGCTGATGGCTGGCGGCATGCCGCCCAATCCGGCCACCGCGCCGTCGCCGTCGCTCAATCAAATCTCCGGCCAGATGGGTGCCGCGACCGCGGACCGGACCCCCGGCTCGATGCAGCAGCCGCAGGGGCTGGGCGACCAGCTCGGCCAGGCTGCCGCCGGCGCCGCGGCCAATGCGCTGGCGCCGCCGGCCTCGCCGATGATCGCCCAGGCGGTCGGCAGCGGCATGGACATCATGATGGATGCGGCCCGGGTCAAGTCCGAGAACATCATGATGGACAAGCTCGCCCGCACGCTCGAGCTGCTCTACTCCTACGAGGTCGACAACCAGCCGCATCCATTCAAGAGCATGCTGAAGATGTCGGTGCGCCGCGCTGTCACCAACGGCGTGGCTTACGTCAAGCTTGGATTCGAGCGGGTGATGCAGATCCGCCCCGACCTGGAGAAGGGCATCGCCGACGCCAACGAGCGGCTCGCCACCCTCGAGCGGCTGTCGGCCGACGCCGCCGACAGCATCACCGACAACAACGACATGGAAGCCGAGCAGCTGCGGCTGTTGCTGATGGACCTGACCAAGGCCAAGGGCGCGGTGGTGCGCGAAGGTCTAACCTTCGACTTTCCGTTATCCACACGCATCATCCCGGACATCAAGTGCATCGATCTCAGGAACTGGGTTGCCGCCGGCTGGGTCGCCGAGGAGTACTTGCTGTCGGTTAGCGAGATCGAAGAAATCTATGGTGTGGACGTACGCGGCCATTGCACCGAATACGGCAGCGACAGCGACACCGATCCATCCAAGGCGATGGAAGAATGGATGAGCGCCAAGGACAAAGACAAGAACCGCGGCGAGCCGAACGCAATCGTCTGGGAAATCTACAACCGCAACGACGGCTTGGTCTATGTGGTGTGCGACGGCTATCGGGAATTTCTCAAAGAACCCGCCTCGCCAGAGATTTACAACGAGCGGTTTTATCCTTGGTACGCGCTGATCTTCAACGGCATCGAGGACGAGCACGAACTGTTTCCGCCGAGCGATGTCCGCCTGATGCGCGACATGCAGCTCGAGTACAACCGTTGCCGCGAAGGCTTGAAAGAGCAGCGCATCGCCGGCCGGCCGTTTACCGCGGTGGTCAGCGGCAGCATGGACGAAGACGACATGGAGAAGCTGACCAACCGCGAAGCCAACGCGGTGATCGAGTTCAACGCGCTGCAACCGAACCAGGACGTGAAGCAGCTACTCCAGCCCTATGCCGGCCCCGGCATCGACCCCAACTTGTACGAAGTGAATCCGGTTTATGAAGATATTTTGCGGACCACCGGCATTCAGGAAGCCAATCTCGGCGGCACGTCGAACACCACGGCGACCCAGGCGCAGATCGCCGAAGGCTCGCGTATGACATCAATGGGGTCCAATATCGACGACCTCAACGACCTGCTGACGCAACTGGCCCGCAACGGTGGCCAGATACTCCTGCGCGAGATGTCACAAGAGCGCGTCAAGAAGATCGTCGGCCAGGGCGCCGTCTGGCCGGCCGAGCCGGTCGCCCAGGACATCGCCAACGAGATCCTGCTCGAGATCGAGGCCGGCAGCATGGGCCGCCCCAACCAGGCGCAGGAGATCGCCAACGCCCAGCGGCTGATGCCGCTGCTGATCCAGCTGCCCGGCATCGACCCGGAGTTCCTGGCCAAGGATACCCTGCGCCGGCTCGACGACCGGCTTGATCTGACCGAAGCCTTCAAGTCCTCGCTGCCGAGCATCGTTGCGATGAACGGTGCTATGTCTGGCGGCGCCGGCCCAACCGCGCCCGGTGCCGGAGCCGGCCCGGGCGCGGCCATGGGACCGCAGGGCGCCGTCAATGCGCCGGGCGGCGGCGAGGCCGGCCCGCCGCCCTCCGCACCAGACGCGCAAACAACGCTGACGGGCGCGCCGCCAGGCCGGCCGCACCCGATGCCGCAGCAGGTCAAGATGCCGACCATGCCGGGATGACACGGCAGGTAATTTGACGTAAGGATCAACAACAGGCGCCGGTGGCGCCAGGGGATTTCAATATGGCCGATGACGACAAGTCTCTGCCCACCACGGTAGAGCAGTCGATCGAGCAGGTACCTTCGCCAGGTACGGACGCCGGCGACGCTGGCGGTAGTCTACTGGACGCCCTCCAAAGTGCAGTGCCCGAGCTGCGCACGGATGACGACAACATAGACACCGACGGTTCCAGGGGGGATTCGCCATCCCAAGTCGCAAGGAGGTCCGCTCGCGATCGCGAGCCAGAATTGTCGGAAGAGCCGACACCTGACGAACTAGCCAAGCTTTCCAAAGCCGCGCAGAGACGAATTAAGAAGCTGAACTCGCAACGACAGAAACTGTCGGCCGAGGTGCAGCGTCTGAAGGCGCTCGAGCCGGACGCGAATATGGCCATCAAGGTCACCGAATATCTTCGTAAGAACGATATCGGTCAGGACGATTTCCTGTACGGCCTGGAGATGATGGCGGCGATGCGCGGTGGCGATCTCGCCAAGTTTCATGCCGGCGTCCAGCCGTACATGAAACTGTGCGAGGAGTACCTCGGCATATCGCTACCCCCGGACCTGCAACAGCAGGTCCAACAGGGACATATGACGACACAAGCCGCGGCCATGTACTCACGCGAGCGCATGGACCGGGCGATGGCGCAGACCAATGCAGTGCGGCGGCAAGCCGAGCTGCAACAGCACCAGAAAGTGTCGCAGAGTCAGCAGCAGCAGCTGCAACTGAAGATCTTGGCAGATCAGGTGGCCGCGGCCGTCAATAACTGGGAATTGCAAATCATCCGATCGGACCCTCGCTATGCGGCGAAAAAACCCGCTGTTCAGTCCACGATGATGGCGCTCGTCCAGGAGTACGGTCCACCCCGGTCTGTCGAAAACGGCCTGCAAATCGCCAACGAGGCGTATCGCCGGGTCAACGAACAGTACAAGAGTTGGACCCAACCTCAACGCCAGGCTACATCGCGTGTCCCGAGCAGCACCGGACGAACCGCTGGTGTGGCACCCGAAGCAACGTCGCTGCTGGAAGCAGTCAAATTTGCTCGCGAGGGAGCGCCGCGCCTCTAATCACAGAGGTGCTTAAATGCCTACATATTCTGCTCCACTGCTCGCCCACGTAACCACGGCGGCGTTGGACTGGTGGCTGAACAAAGGGACTGCCTTCCAGGAGGCAATTCAGGAAAAGCCGCTGCTGGCGGCGATGGAATCCAAGAAAAAGACTTTCCCCGGCGGCAAGGGAAATATCATCATCTCGGTCAAGGGCGACTTCGGTAACACCGCGGCACCGGGAACCGACGACCAGTTGAAGGGCTATCAGCTCGACGACGCGGTCACCTACTACACGCCGGCGAACCTGACCCAGGCGGTGTTCCCGTGGAAGGAGCACCATCTCGGCATCATGCTGACGCACTCGGAACTGAAGACCGATGGCATCACCGTGACCGACAGTGGCAACATGGACGACACCTCGGAGCATTCCAA